TTGAGTTGTCCTAATTGTTTAGCCAATGATTCATATAAAAAAGTACATAGAGATGGATCTGTTGTTGAGATATGTGAGTATTGTAATTCTATTAAAGAAGATACTAATACAATAATAGAATTGATTGTTACACCGGAAAACAACTTCCAAAATAAAATTGAAGATGAAAATGATTTACCTAAAATTGTAATTTACTTAGCGATAGTGATTTTTGTGGTTGAGATGATTTTAATAGTACACTGGAGCCAATGACGAGTGCAATTATAACTTTAATATTTTAATAATTTTAGTAATGTTAATACCTTTGGCTATCGGCTGCGTTTACAGAAGGAAGGACGGAATGAAACTAAACTTATCAAGTAAAAATTAGTAAAAGCTTGGGTACCTTCATTTTGTGGATACCTGAGCTTTAGTATTTTTTATGAATAAAGGTACCGTATTGTTTTCGACTATTATTTATTACTTCTACGCTGCTGAATCGTAATATACAATCCAATTAAACGATCAGTGATCATTGTACCATTCTGTAAATCCTTTAAATGCGATTCCTGAATAATGCCTTCTTTAACTGCCTGTGCAATAAAGTTTTCAGTTTCAGTTTTCATAGCTGGAGAACCTGGATTCCATGCTTGAGTCACTTTGATTTCCTCCTTTTTATCCTCTACGATTAGTTGTACTTGTCCTTTGCTATTAGTAGGCACGTTCAATTTGCCCTCTAGCTTATAACCTGCAGGTAACTTCCAATTTGCTTTAACTTCAAAATGTGGTCGATCGATACTACCAATCCAATCACCGCCCCACGTAATACCTAACTTACGTGCAATAGCCCCTACTCGATTAAGTGTAGTTACATCATATAAAGACTGTGGAGGACCCACAGCAATATCCCAAGCTAGGCGTGATTTGTGATTGCTGGTTAGTGTCCAAGTAACAATTTGCCCAGGTCTAGTACGACCCTGAGCATAAAGATAATTTTGTCGTTCCTGTGAGCGATAAGTCTCTGTAATAAAGATATTTTTAATGCCTGCTTTAAAACACTCCTGGAACAAGAGTCGGCAGGCTGTTTGTGCTGCAGGTAATAACTCTGAAAGATCTCGACATATAGTTGTTACTCTTGAGCTCATTTAACATCATCCTTTGGTTTGTCGTATTTTAATGCCTGAGAACTGTCATAAGTGCCTTCTGTCGTTGGATCAATAACTACACCAATGAGAACTAAAAAAGCGAGCACAGTGTTAATAACTCTGTTACTCGCTCATTATAGATGGTCGTATCGTAGCCAATTAATGATCCAATCTGTTGTACTAATAACAATATTAATGCAAAGGCAGCTACTAAAAATGGCTTATGCTTTAAACGTACTTTCCAGTTAATTTTCTATACTTTCTCCCCCAATTCATCAATTCGTTTATGCGCTTGTTTGCTTGATTCTTCTACACGTGTAACACGTTCTGACAAGTCCATTCGTGCTTTCTGTTCTACTTTCATATCCACACGAATATTTTCAACATCATTGTTAATGGCATCTAACTTTGTGCTAATTACTGCTGATTCAGCAGCACTTTGTTGTACATCTTTATCACGGTTTTTCAGGAATGCAAGATACGTAAAAAGCATTCCAAATAATGCACTTAACACACCTACTATTGCTGTTAATTCCATATTCATGACAACACTTCCCTTTGACATAATAAAAAAGGATACGCCTTTTTGTCGCACCCTTTAAATTCCCAAGCTCTTGGGATTATTAAATATTCCCCTTTATCAAGTATTATTTTTCATATCCCCACTCTCCAAATGTTTTATATCTTTCTCATATTCTAATAATTTTGATTCTAATCTGCTAACTCTTCGTACTAGTTCTAGTTCTGCTCTATTTTTCAAAGTAAATGTATAAATTATACTTGCAACCTCTATTACAGCAAGAATCAGTGTAAACAATAATATTTGTGACTCAAAAAAATCAATTAGATTAGCCAATTTTTCATTTTGTTTTCCTTTAGAAAGTTCATTGGCTTCCATATTCAATGTTATAAACGCAATGAGAAGAATAAAGAAAAATAATTTAGGTAATGCCAATATAAATTCAAAAATATTTTTCAACATACAATTTCCCTCTTTCCATCTTTTTTTACACATTTCGACAAAAGAGGGATTTTACCTTCTACACTAGAAAAAAATAATCCTAAGCCTTAGCTTGCAGTTTAAAATCTTGACCTGTAATTTCTTTGTATTGTTCTTTTGTAATTTCTCCAAATGGATTCATTTCTGTTTTTACAGCAATACGTAATTGTTCTGCAGTTACCCAGCTCGAGATAAAAGCAATATGCCAAAAATTCATCAGTCTCCACCGCCTTTCATTTTGATAACATCAAGCTTTAATTGGGTTAGTTGTGTACCAAGATTGTTAATAAGAATGTCCTTTTGAATATTTTTCACTTTCTCTTGGGCTGCTCTCCTAAAGACATGACTTGTTCTTCTGTTGTGGGTATGGTACCTACTTTTTCAAGCTCACCAAATGTACCATCAGGCAATCTTCTCCGTCTGAGCATTATTCAAGCACCCCCATAATTAGATAGATTTTATTGTTAACTTTAATGTTATCTCTAGTAGTAGTTAGTTTGAGAATGATATTATCCTTTGGTTCCTGAGTTTCATAGTAAAACTCATCCTCTATTACGCCTTCATAAACTGGAACTGTATGCGTAGCTGTGAGTGGTACATAGGTTTCTTGCTCGCCTTTGAGTGTCATAGATAAATCAACGGTTAGATCAAGTGCCTCATCACGCTGAATCCACAATAAAACGCCCTTCGCAGAACCTTTAGGAGGAGAAATCTTATACCTCGCTACAGATTGCAAAATAGGCGTTTTCACTTCGCTTTTATTTAATTTTATGGTTTTTGAAACCTTGAAATCGTAACTATCCATTAGCTCTACCACAATTGTATTTTGACCAACTTGCAATTGAGCAAGTGTAATATCAAAAGCCCATTTACCCTCTATAATCTCCAACGCTACGCTATTGCCTCCGTTTAACCGATAAGAAGCTTTCATATCATTGTCGTCTGGATCACTAGCTGTACCTGATATTGCAAACTTGTCCGTATTAATGATTCCTGACGGTTGCACAGTATCAATGGTTAAAACAGGTGGTCTATTTGGTACAACATAAAATGCACGCTCTACTATTGTAGATTGCCCACCATCGCTATCCTGTGCCCAAATTTTTAGCGTATGTGGAACACCATCTGTTAAATTTCTTGTAACCCCTATATCACCATCAAATAGCCTGCCACCTTTAAATTTTAGTTGTTTACCAAAAGCCACCAGCAACAACGAAAATATTGCCACGCTTAACAACTGGTACCGGTTGGCCGACTAAATATTTTTGGTCATTTGCATTTGTTGTGTAGTCATGAATCCCATGTGACAACGCAATACCGATCGGTAAACCTCCTGTTTTTACTGGTATTACACCGGTACCGTCCGCGCTCAATTGCACAGCCGCTCCATAAGGGATAACTTCCTTAGCAGGATAACTGTCTGCAGCATACTCCTGTTAGTTTGCTAATTGTCCTGGACTGCCTGCAATCGGCATGTACTGTCCATATTTTGTAATGGCCATCCTAATAGCCCTCCTTTATGAATAAATTAAGAGCGCATATTCAGACGTTGCGCTTGCATTGCATTTATATCTGTACTTTGGCTCGCGTCACCAGTAATGATTGAGTTAGCGCCAGTAGAAGAAAAGCCTTGAGTAGTTACTTGCTCAATCGTTGCATCAAAAAAGGCGTTGATATAATCGTCTGATTTACCATCGCCTTTAAAATCCTGTTTAGCTGTTGCAATGACCGCTTCTTTAATGGCACGTTCTGTTTTACCTGTGAAGTCGAATGAATCACCTAGTAATGGCTTTGTTGCACTAATAAGCTGTACACGTGCTTCAACTTGCTTATCTAATTCATCTGCTGACACTTGCTTTTCTTTAAGTGATTGCAGCTCATTTTCGGTATTTTGAAGCTTTACTTCTAACGCATCATAGCGACCTTGCAATGCATCTGCACTGTCGCCCTTCACTTTGGCCGTTTCTGCTTTCGCCTTTAGGCTATCAATTGCATCTACCTCATATTCATTTTCTTCAATTTTAACTTTTGCCATTTTGCTTTTTCCTCCTTCGTTTGAATCCATCTGCCATGCATCTGAATCGGAGCGGATGGCTACTTCTGGACCCGCTCGCCCCTTCTCTACGATGGCAATATGATTAATTTCGATATTGCGTTGTACATATTCATAAGCCTGCCCGTTGTATGTGCCTGCTTCTGCCACTACGTCACTCATAAAGCCGATACTAATGTCCTGCTTGCCATCAAAAACCTTTTGAATAAGATCCTTATCTGTAATTGTCATGGATACATAAAGCTTCAAATCCTCTACATGGGCATCTGTATGACTCATCCCTTTAGCATAAGTTTGATAGTTATCTAAAGTCACTGGTTCATTTGGATGTTCGTCTGTAACAGGCTTGGAGCGGGCTGAAAACATTGTGCGATCACTGAAAATCTCATCAGGCAATTTGGCTTCCATTTGTACAGTGCCATCTTGTCTAGCATACGGAAAAACACCAGGACGAGTAATCGGCACACGTACCGTTAAATACCCTTCTTGTGTCTCTGCAAAATCGTTTATTAAACTGCGGTCATAGCGTTGTAGTTTCAATGTGTTTCACCTCCCTCTATAAATGTTGATATATCAACGGTTTGACCCATTTTTAATGTGGTGAAAATATTTTTTCACCGCATAGCACATTTAGTCTTTTCTAGTTCTTCAATTCATTGTCATTTGATGAGTACGCTTCGCTAAAGCTAATTGGATAAAATTAACTTTCAATTCCACTATGTGATGCACTAATGGATCACTGCGATGCTTATGACGACGTACCCTCCCATGTCTCTTGGCGTCTAGCGCATACATTCTTTCGTTCGGTCTATTCATAAGGCAGAGGCTGGCGATGCTCCTTAAGGGACTCGTAGTCTTATGGTGAAAATAATGCCGGCTTCTCCGTGTCATCCTTCTGTTAGAGGTCGAGTTCCGTTGGCTTAGGCTGCCTCTCCGAGACAATAAAGGTCTTTCATCATTTGCCTCAAATCAAAATGTATTTTCTTCTTGCACAAGGTGTGTAAAATCTTCAGTAACTTTCCACAGAGCACGACAATGGATTGCTTCTTACGAAGGGGATTGACGGTGCGTGTAGTGTAATAGTCATGTAATTGCTTAAAAGCCTCATTTTGACGAATTAACGGGATCATCACACGGAATAAAAGAGCTCGAAGTTTTCTTCTACCACGCTTAGAAATCCGTTTTTGTCCTTTATGCTGTCCAGATGAGTTTTCACGTAATGTGAGTCCTGCTAGCTTCATTAATTGGCGTGGATGCTCATATTGTGTGAGAGAACCGACTTCTGAAAGTAGCTCAACAATCGTTACGTCTCCGATGCCAGGTACTGATGCTAAATACGCATAATCCGTCATTTGTCTTGCCAGTTCTATCAGCTGGGTTGTTAATTCATCAAGCTGAGCTTGCATCAATTGATACTGGGAAAGTAGTGTAGCGATTTCAATGCGTGCCATCACTAAGCCTTCTGTCAGTCCAATCGAGCTTTGTGCCACCTCGACTAATTGTTTTGCCTTTGGTAGCTGTGGACTTTTCATCCCATCTACTTGGCGGTATAAAAATAATAATTCATCTGGCGTTTTCCCTTGAATGTCCATTGGCAGTGGGGTCTTTTCAAGCGCCGCATACGCCATTTTCCCGAAGTTTTTAAACACCTGTGTAAACTCAGGAAAAAAGCGATCTAACCAACGGATCATTCGATTTTGTAAGGCATTTACATCTTCTTGGATTTTGGCACGCAAGGTTGTACCATTACGCAATTCAGCTTCCACGCCTTCTAGAATACGTGGATAACTAAACCGTCCATCTCGCATTAAACGTGCAATGACGAGCGCATCCTTTTGGTCATTCTTTGTTTGAAGATTGTCATCTAGCTCTTTGGAACGATTGACATGATGAGGATTCACCATGATAAATGGAATTCCATGTGCTTGCAGATAAGCAGCGAGATTCATCCAGTAGTGACCTGTGGGCTCGAAACCGACAAGAATTTCACTTTTTTCATGGGTAGCACGTAAAGCTAGTAATCTTTCATAAAAAGCATCGAAACCTTCTCTTGTTTGCGAGAAAGGGAACGATTTTTGGAGCACGCGTCCTCTTTCATCAACCGCACATGCATAATGTGTACGCTTGGCAATATCGATACCGATGACGAGTGTTTTTTCAGAGACTTGATTAATCTTTTGGTTCGTATTAGAATTCATAAATGGAGTCCTCCTATGTGATGATGAGTCAATTTCCCGTTGACACTCATGCATCATACAAGAGGGCTTTTTCTTTTTCAAGCCCCTGAAAATCCTTCTAACAGGAATGCTCCTTAAATAAAAAAAGCCGTACAAAAATTAGTACGACACTTTTTCATATTAATAAATAAAATTTAAATATAATCCTGTTGAATTCTCTTTAACAACCCACCCCTCAGTTTCACTATATCCTTGGAATTCAAAATGAAGTATAGAGGGAATAGTTAATTTCATTTTAATTATTTCTTCTTTTAATGATTCGAAATCATCCCTTATCTCTAATTCTATCCTCCGTAACGTATTATGGATATTCTGGTATGTCATTACATCTTTTATCGAGTCCCCTGAAGAAGCAATTCCCATCCCAGGTCCCATAATAACTATTTTTTCCCCATGTTTATTTACTAAGGGAATACCGGTAGTAACCCCATTTTTTCTTAACAGATAATGTTCCTTTTCAGTGTATTCAATTTCTAAATCTGTTACACCTGGAAAGACAAATCGTTCGATTAATTCTGGCCAGTTATTATACATCGTCTGCAAGACTTCTCTATTTGTCCATCTTTTATGTGGAAATACATTGATAAAATATACAGCATCTTTAAAAAAATAAACAAAAAGTAAAGGCCCTGTTCTTTTAATATAACGCCCATTATCTTCCATTCTATTACCTAAATGTAAATGTAGAATTCCCCAATCATTAAACATAAGATCGTCTATAAATTCATCAACCCATTTACTTAAGTATGGTGATATATCTCCACCAACTTTGAAAAGTCTTTCAATTTCAATTACGGCAGGTAAATATTGTTCATCACATGTGAAATCTTTTGATTTAATAACTTTTAATGGACCTCTCAATACCTTTTTTCTTAAATATGTGAAATACTTAATAATTTTATTATCTATCGGCATATCCTCTGGTATTTTTAAACCTTCGGCTACAATTTCCTTCTCGATCATTGATACCCAATCTTGTTTTAAATCTATTTTTATTACTGTCATATACGCTCCCCCCTTATATCTTTTTCTTCATATACGATAGTAATTGGAGAATGTTTCATATTAATCGAAAATGGGGATAGCAACACATCTACAACGATAATCCTCACCAGGTAAACCGACATTAGGTGGATCATCGTAAGAAAAAATTTTATTACTTAGAACCTTATGAGAATCTCTAACTCTCTCATCCTTCGATGTTAGCCATTTAAAACGATTGACTCCCATATTTTGATGCCTTTGCGCTGTCATCTGCCCAAATAATGTACCTGATTGATCTACTGCAATAAATTTAGCACGGCGTTGAGACATGCCTATTTGCTCTTCCAATTGCATACGGATTGTTTTGTAGCTACTGCCATCCTTTATACCTTCATAAATTATAGATTCAATTTTATGGGTATATTCATCATGGATATTTGTAATGTAGTCGACATTTTTTTGGATATTCTCTTTCATGAAAGGAGCAAGCCATGATTCGGTAGCTGTTAGTTCTATGCCTCTTACCTTTCCTTGCTGTTCCATATTCGTTTTATTCACTTGATTTAAATTCTTCATAAAAGAAGAAGCAGCTTAATTCACCCTTTGTTGTGAATACACAATCGAAACAGCTTTTTTGATATGACTTGTCAATTTCTTAAAGAAATCAAATGGATCATCTCGCACATAACCTCGGCCATCTTTCTGCATTTCGCTTTTTACTGCAGTATCGTATAACGAAAGGGTTGCCTTACCCGCTTCTTGAACCAATTTATTGATGGAGCGGAAATATGATGCAGCCACAACGTCGGGAAAGCGAGTAGGTGGCACCCGTTTAGGCATGCTGTCCATTTTCCTTCCATGCACTGTATACTTCATTGGCCATACGCTTCCATTGTGCATCATCACCGCTAAACTTGAAATCGTCAGAAACGCCGAACTGCCCGAAGCGGGTCTCTCTAATTTCATCAGCAGAGATAACACCATTTGATACATAAATTTGGTCGGTTTCTGCAACGATTTTACGTATTTCTGCATCAGTTTTAGAATCCACTGACCAAAGTGGGTTAAATTTAATTTCCCACTCAACGGTATCTGGATCAATTCGACCACCCGGTTCATTCTCTGCCCATAACAACATACGAATAAGTCGCTCAAGAAGCGGTTTCATTTCATTTTCTTGTGCAGAAGTAATACGAGCATAGTAGTTCATAATATCGTATTGTGCACCTGTAAGCGTGCCGGCTTCTTGCCCCTTAATAACTGACTTCGGCATACGTGCGGCTGCTGCTGTATATCCCCATGCAAAATCAAGCAACTCTTTAATTCCAGATATGGGAGTTGATTGCTTTGTGAGTGTTTCACCTGCTCCAATAATTGCCAATGATTCTGCCCTAAACATGAAATCGAGTAACATGCTCATTTCTTTTTGCTCTACAGGAGAAATATTTTTGACATCTTCTGATCCATACACCTTGAATGTGAAATCATGTAATATCTGACCCATGGACCATAAGGACGTATCGAGCACAGTAATAGCATCATATAGCGACTCCAATAATGACATACCTTGTTCCTCGTCCTCTAAACGCCTAGTTTGGTCATGTAATACACGCGAGTAATGTACAAGTGATTCTGTTTCTACGGCTTGAATACCGCTCCTAGATGCACGATTAATTCGTAAATTTTCCAACTTTCCATAATTGTTATCAAAAACATCATCATTAATTAACAGCTCACTTACTTTTATTGATGAAAATGGATGCAGGTAATCTATAGTAAGCAAACTATCTAATTTCAAAGGAGCTTTTAACTCGAAATGAGCTTTTTGTGAAACACCTAAGGATATGAAACCATCACCACGCATACGTTCGTACATCCTCATTTTCATAAAGGCATCTTTTGCTTTAAGGTCTGCCAATCGCCCCATAATATCCCTTGCAAGTTGCTCATCCTTCATGCGTAACGTAAACCAGTGTCTTGTCATATCCTCAGCTGGGATATCAACAATATTTTGTACAATTGGGTTATCTGCATACAGTTCTGATATTTCTGCATGTGTCAGTTTACGGCGCACACCAGGCACTTGCCGAGTAAGCTTATCCTTTGCACCAGCTTTCCCATGCCCTTGCATAAAGTCCTCTTTGTACTGCCTAGCCTGTTCAAGCAGACTCAATATTCATCACCTACCTAAAAACCCGCCCATTGTCTTAGTCGCTCTAACGGGTTTGAATTATTTGTATACAATTGATTCAACGCCTGTGTTGTCATGTCCACTAAATCGTCATGCGCTGCGTTAGGGAATGACACAAGCTCTTCTATTACATCCTCAACCCATGAACACATATTTGGATGAGGCAAATAAACATTGCCCGCTTCAAACAGAGGAGATACTGCATGTGCTCTAGCTTCTTTACCGCCGTCAGGATTAACAGCCGTAATACCACTAATTTCATCTTTTAACATTTCAATAATAGCCGAACCGTTCGCCTTATCCTCTACATACTTACTTCTTGCTTGCGGCCATTTGTCGGACATGGCACGTATTGCTTTCATGGTGTCGGCAAATCCCATACGGCGATGATCTACGTCTAAAAGGAAATATTGAGCTTTCTTTCGTGACCATACGCCACCCGTTACAAAATCACTTGTAGACGAATCTTTGAATGCACAATCCCAAGATTGAGCCACCTTGTCAAAATGAGTAGGTAGCACAATCGCATTGTTGCTTAATCCCCATTCTCGTTTCTGTTCCTCTGTACGCACGTAATAGCGAATCCATTCACGTTTAAAGATGCTACCACCTGCAGGAGCGGGGTGTTGTTGGAAAAGAGATGCCCATGTTCTAGAACCAACCTCTGCCTTTTTATCCTTTGCCCATTGCTTATCAAAGCCGAGCTCCGGACATAACGGCTCACCTATTTCTCTGCCTAATAAATCATTTTCATCCTCCGCTATGGCAGGTAAACGCAAACGAATCCATATACGCGGGCTACGTGCCAACAAACGGCCTATAAGGTCGTCCTCATGCCACCATCGTGTCATGATAACAATCACGGACGCGCCATCATGTAAACGAGTTGATAATGTTGCCTCCCACTCATCCCAAATATTGTCCCTGATTGTTTGTGACATTGCTTCTTTAATATTTTTTATAGGGTCATCAATAATCATTAGGTCTGCACCTTGACCGGTGATGGAACCACCAATACCAGTAGCAATCATGCCACCCGCTTTACCTTCAATGCTCCAATCTTTTACTGCTGCATTAGATCCTGACATTCGTTCGCCAAATAGCTCGTAAGCAAATTCATTAAATTTATTACGGTTTAGCCGTCCGAATTTTTTTGCTAATCCATCACTATAGGCAGCAGCAATTACTCGTTTACTTGGATTTTTACCCAAATAAAAAGACGGAAACGATTCTGTTACCGTCATACTTTTACCATGTCGTGGAGGCATCTCTATTAATATGGATAACTGTTCACCATCGGCCACACGTTGGAGTACATCACAAATCAATTCTGTGTGACGATAATGCACATAATTTCCGTGGTGTACAAACTGCACATAATCACGATAAAAATGGCGTGACAGTTCTTTTTCCGCTTCATATGCTAGTGCATTCATTTCCTCATCGCTTAGAATTGGCAATAGCTCTCAACTCCTCTGGTGTTAAATTACTCAAATCAACGCCTGTGGTGTTGCGACCACCAGCACCTTTTGTTTCAGAACGTACTTTTGCAATATCTACTTTTAACTTTTCTTCACGTAATCGCTTTAGCTGCTCATCATTTAATAAATCAGTGTACTTTGATAACATTGCAAGGGCTGCAATTTTATCTGCAAGTTTAACTTTGAACATACCATCTTTACCTTTAGATATTTCGGTAATGAGTGTCCCGTCAATTTCTTCTGAATAGTGCATAGCAAACTTCGTATACGTATATGGTAAAACTTCTATTTTCTCGGATTTCTTTGAACCATCTGGGTTAAATTCAACTGTCGTTTCAGTTGACTCTGCCTCAATTTGAGTAAAATCAATAAAATCCGTAATATCTGCAAATGCAATATCAATGTACTTTTGTAGCACTTGTCGAGCATCAGGCATAATGCCATTAGCCAACTCTGCTTTTAGGCGATGAATCTCCTTTCGAACCTTATCATTTCTTATCAATCGAGAGCCATTACTCATTGCTGAAGCATAGTCACAACCATACACTTTTTGGTATGCTTTTGTCGCATTCCAATACTTTGTGTAGTACAAACAAAAAAGCAACTGCTGGCTGTTGAGACCGTCACTCTGAACGATTTCAAACTGTACAGTTGCTTGCGATTCCGCTTCTGATTTAACGTCGCTCCGCTTCGGTTTCTTTTTTACGGAACGTTCCGTATTTTGAAGCTGTTTTAATTGGGACGTTCCATTCGATTCCGCCTCTAATTTTTCATCCCATTTGTCTTTGTTCTTCCATCCACGAACTGTGCCTTCTGCGATACCTAATTGTTCTGCAATATCTTTTAGTTTTATATCACCATTTGACGCTTTATATAGTTCGTAGGCTTTGTCACGTTTTGGATTTCTAGCTCTAGCCATATCTCATAATCACCACCACCTCCAAAATAATTTATTAAAATATTTTCACTAGCGTCGCATTAAAATAATTCAACGTTTCCGTTAAGTCTGAATTTTCTGTAATTCAATCCTGACATAAAAAAATCCTTTATAATGGTTGGGCGGTAGTAAACCATCCAAATCCAAAATAAAGGACATACACATGGACAAGTTTACACGAAAAACATCATTTGAACAATGGGTTTTACCGATTTCTACCACACAAATGGAGAAATTAATTGAATCCTATCAATTAAATTACTATACAAAGAAGCTTTACATCACTTCATTCTTGAGATTATTACTGTTTGCACAGCTAAATGAAACGGAAAGCCTACGTGCCCTCAGTGACACGTTATTTTCAGACGACTTACAAAAAGCAACGAATTTAGCATCCATCAGCTTTTCACAGCTAGGACGTCGGTTAAACCAAGTGCCAACTGAGTTTTTTCAACAGATTTTTCTAAACTTAGTCGCACAAATTCATACGAAATCAAATTTTGAGCAACGCCGAAAAACAACGACACCACTGAAAATAATTGATTCTAGCACGTTACCACTGAATCTAAATAATCATCAGTGGGCTGAATTCCGCAAAACAAAATCTGGTGTGAAGCTGCATTTACGCCTTGTCTACTTAGAAAACGGCTATTCTTACCCAGATAAAGCTGTACTGACAAATGCGAAAGAACATGATCGTGGTCAGCTAGAAGTGCTGGTCGATGAAAAAGAATGCATGTACGTCTTTGACCGTGGTTACTTAGATTATGAGCGCTTCGATTGCATGACAGATGACGGATTTTTCTTTGTCTCACGTCTGCGTAAAAATGCGGTGATACGTGTACTTGAGCCATTTGAGCTGCCTACAGATTCTATAGTGTCATCCGATGAAATGATTGTGATTGGCACGACGCAAAATCGTGCTGAAAATCTGTTCCGTCTTATCAAAGTGTTGGATACGAAAGGTAAGGAGCTGCATCTCATTACCAATCGTTTTGATATAAGCGCTGACGAAATTGCGGAGTTGTATAAATCGCGCTGGGCAATTGAGTTATTTTTCAAATGGATGAAGCAGCACTTGAACATCAAGAAATTTTATGGGCAAAGCGAGCAAGCTGTGCATAACCAAGTGTACATTGCCATGATTGTCTACTGCTTAAATGTGATAGCTCAGCTGAATACGAATAGCAACCGAACGTATTTACAAATTAGTCGATGGTTAAAAGCCGCCCCATGGAAACTCGCACATATTTGGATTCAAAAAATCGAAGGAAAAGCGATTCCATAAAGGTTTTCACATTTCAGTCGCCTGCCAAAGGATATAGTAAAAAATGGATGATTACTACCTCAGCTTAAGTGTCTTCGTTTTTATTATTAAAAGGCAGAAACGAAAAACAGAAAATTCAGTTAAAATTAATGCGACGGTAGTGAAATATTTTCCCTTCACAAAAACTCATTGGTATATAATGAAAACATAAAATAATTTGGAAGAGGTTACAAAATAATGTATAAAGAAATTACAAAAACAAAATTAGAAAAAATAAACTTCTATTCATTAATAATCCTTTCTTGTGTAATATTCTTTCTCCTTTATTTCACCATTTGTGTCTTCATTCATACAAAATATATTGATGATTATCCTATAATTCTATTAGGAACAACATTTGTATTTTTAACGCCTCCTATATTAACTATTCTAAGTACATACATACTAACCTTAATAGTTTTTAATAAGCACTATATAAATAAGAGAGAACTTTCAAAAAGGAGAGATATACTAGCTCATCTTAGCGTTTTTACAACCATACTAATTAATACAATAGGAAAATTTTATTCTCCTGATGGCAATAATATTGAGACTGAAGGATATAATTGGTTTTTAGAACAAACGTTTGATTTCATTAATGCAACTATCCAAGATGTAAATTATGTGTATACTTTACCCATTATATTTAGTATGTTGACTTTAATTTTACTGGCTTTAGAGAACACTAAATTTATAACGAGACGTAAAAGAAAGATAATGTCGTATCCGCATTCTTATCCTTCTATCAATCCATCTGATATAGAAAGGGCAAAACAAATTGTCAATGAAATTGATACATTGAGAAAAATTTCAATTCGAAAATAACTTTCCAATGCATGCTTTTCAAAGCAAAAGAAAAAGCATTACCGTGCTAGGTGTAAGGCTCTACATGATAAAAATATTTAATTGTCGAGACACAGCTCATTTTCTCACATAAAAGAGCTGCAAGTATTTATTATGGTAAGGCAGAATTGCGTTTTAATTTTTTAGTGCATTTCCGTGCACTTTTTACAGTTAGTTTGACTAATTAAAAAAGAAGGTAAAATTCACATAAAAATCACTCCCTTCAGTAGAGCAAAACTAATATCCTCCGCTTCCAGTAATGCACATTAGTCTTACGTGAGCTATGAAGACCAATAAAACATCTTTAAATTGCTGTTTTAGAAATTTTATGTTCAAAAAAATTTTCTTCACTACATCTAAGCATGGATGCTAATAAAGGAAGTTGCTCTGCCTTAAATGCATAAACTCCATTTTCATACTTGAGATAAGTAGATGCATTCTTCATTTCCATTGCATTTGCTGCTTCTTGAAGTGTCATATTTAGTTCTTGTCGGCGTTGCTTGATAAAATTTAAACTAAACACTTTCACCATTATCACCTCGCTTTAAAATTGCTGTTTCAGCAACTCCTTAATCATAATATATCACTTATTTCTGTTTTAGAAATTATTTTATTTCTAAAATGGAACATGGTATATTTAGTAATATGAACTCACTGAAAGCGGTGAAAATATGGATATAGGAAAAAAGATAATTTCATTGCGGGAAAAGCGAGGTTGGACTCAAAAGGAGCTAGCTAATCGAGTTAATCTAAATGTTAGTGTAATGAATAGAATTGAGTCTAACGAAAGACCACTTAAAGATAATGAACTATTAAATCTGGCAAATGTACTAGACGTTAGCACTGATTATCTTCTTGACCGTACAGACACATCAATCCCTACACCCGAAGAAAAAGACGAAGCTGAGTTCCTAGCTTTCGCCAACAACCCTACTCTACAGAAATGGTACAAGGAGTTGCCGAAGTCGAAGGAAGAGGATTTGGAGAAGCTGCGTAAGATGTGGGAGATTTTGAAGGATAATGGGGAATTGTAATGGTTAATCATTATTTGGAATAGCCAAATAAACGATTTTTAATTTAGTCTAAAAATAACCTAATGGTGCTATTAAAGGACATGTGTATGGCATGTCCTTTAATAGCACCACTATTGGAAATATTACTTATTTATGTTATATTTTTTTGTCATTGTTATAGGTATATTTACGCAAGAACTATTAACTACAGATTTTTTAAAATGGATCCAATCTATTTGACTACCTTACAGAGAATATACAAAATAGTTGCCTTGCAATAATTCAAACACAAAGGGAGAGTGTAAAAATGAATCTAAAAGAAACTATAGAGCTATTAAATAACGTGATATCTGAAAATAGCGAGCTGATAAAAAATGAAGAGTCTACAAAACAATTTCTTGTTTTACCATTACTTAAAGGGTTAGGTTACGATACCTATAGTCCTCAAGAAGTCACTCCAGAATTCACGGCCGATTTTCATAAAAAAAATGAAAAAGTAGATTATGCTATTTCTATCAATGGGCAACCTCGAATTTTTATTGAGGCAAAATCAATCAATACTAAAATCAATAAAAGCGCTCCACAATTAAGTAGATATTTCAGTACATTTCCTAGTGTTAAATTAGGTATCTTAACAAATGGAATTGAATATCACTTTTTCACTGATTTAAATAACTCAAATATAATGGATTCTAAGCCCTTTTTTATCTTCAATATTATAAATCATAATGAAGAGGATTTTGAAAATCTAATTAAGTTTTCTAAAAATTTATATGATGAAGAAACAGTAAAAATACTCGCTGAATCGTTAATATATTTTCAATCATTTAAATCTGTAATTAAAGAAATTTTTGAATCCCCAAATGATGATTTTATCAAATTTGTTATTAAAGAACGGTTTAAATTTAAGGTAACTCAACAGTTTATTAATACCTCTCGCCCTTTAATAGTAAAAAGTATTCAGGAGGCCATATCTGAAGTAATTAGTGAAAAATTCAATATTGATACATCACGACCTTCTCAAGAGGTTTCTGCTACTAGTGTAGAAGATATTACAAAAGATGAGAAAAAGATTTACTATACTCAGGACGAAATTGACTCACTAGGAAAATTTGAAGAGTTTGAGGGAGTAACAATTGTATTACCTAATCCAGATTCTTACATAAAATTGCTAAAGTTAACCTCTGAAGAATACTCAGTTGAAAAAGGTAATCCATTAAGTGATTTCTTTATTTCTTCGGTTGTAACACAGGGTTCTACAATCGTTGGGTATTTAGTTGGTCAGTATGTTAATCAAATGGAAGATATAAAACTATATACAGTTAAATCAAACGAAATAGCAAAATTTTTGGATGAAAACCCTATTCTTAAAGAGACTGGTTTTATTAACGCCCGATTAGGTTCCCGATTAAATAAAAAGAATAATGAGACTACGTACTTCTTGAAAAGTTGCCTAAACAACCTTTCGTTTAGAGACATACCTAACCTTATTTCTAAAATTGAAGACACAGAGAAATTCTTTTAAAATAAATCCAATAGCCGAACTCCTCTATCAACAACCTGAAAAAGAGCGAAACTGAGTTCTAGGCTTTTGCTAACAACTCTCCCCTGCAAAAATTGTACAAGGAATTTTCTAAGTCGACTTATTTTTTTGTCTGTTTGTTAGATTGACTAATATCGATATAAAAAAGGAAGCCTAAAGCACTGTTTTAAAAATTGCTTTATAATTAACATAATAATATTTAAGGACATGCTTATATGCCATGTCCTTTAACAACCCTTATATGTAAAATACATACTATATTGGATATTGGATATTTTTTTAAATCATTTATAGTAATATTTATGCAAGACTTTATACACCAATAGATACTACTAATTGTTAGAAGTGAAAATTAATAGTAATATTAGGAGGATTATTGATGGCACAAGTTAAAAATCAACAATTAAAAGAATCTGCAAAGATTATTTCCTTTATTAATATGAAGGGTGGAGTTGGAAAAACTACTCTAACAGTTAATATAGCCGATAAACTAGTTGAAAAGGGTTTAAAAGTATTAGTAATAGATATGGATCCTCAATTCAATTCAACACAAACTCTTTTGTTACATAAAGTAATGTTAGATAAACAATCAACCTCTAGTAATCCGCAACCGCTGGTAATAACAAAGTCTGGATCAACAACAGTCCTAGAAATTGAAGATGAATTGAAATTAAAAGAAATTGAGAATGAAATTGAAGAGGAAGAAACGTCAACTCAGATATATGATAAAATAGTTGAACAGGATGGGACAGTCTTACAACTTTTTGTTAGTACATCTATTGTCAGCCAGTCAAAGGTCATCCTAAGTATAAAACCTGGTTTAGATATCATTCCAGGAGACTTAACTTTAGCAAAAGAAATATCTGGTGATACATCTAATAAGGTTGAAGTTATTATGGATTTCATTGAAAAAAATGAATTGAAAAATGATTATCACTACATATTTATTGATTGTCCACCAACTTGGTCCATATTAACACACTCAAGTTTATTTGCTTCTGATTATTATGTAATTCCAAGTAAAGTAGATTTATACTCTTCAATAGGAATCAAATTATTAGAACAGCAGATTAGTGACAAGATTACGAGTACTACTACATACAAAAAAATGGGTCTTGATCTAAAAAATCTAGGTATTGTTTTTTCTCTGGTTCATAGAAAAATCAAAGCCGAAGAATTACGAATAGAGAAAATAAAGGGGGCATTTAAAAATATTAATTTCTTTGAGAGTTTTTTACCTCACATGCCAAGTGTCCCTTCCAAGTTTACTGTTTACAGTGATGCTAAGTATGATGAAAAATACATTCAATTAATTAACTCAATAGAAAAAATCACTGTTGAATTAATTGATAAGACTACTACAGAAAAAGGTGATTAGAAATGAATCGTCCTTTAGAGCAACTTAACAAAGATATACAACTTATTTTGTCCAATAAATTGAATTCGAGTCAAAGTTTCTTGCTTTTTTTAGGGATTACTCTAGAGATACTCCTACGGAAAGATTTGTTTAAAAAAAATAGTGACTTACAGTCCTTTATAGAAGTTTTATACATCCCTAAAACAAAGAAACGCGAACCATTCAAAGAATATCTATATTTATCAAGAACTCAATTAGCTGCTAGACTAAATAGAATTATCATTGAAGAATTAAATTATTCAGATATTATCGATATTAGTAAAAAACTACTAGAATTGTTACCTTCAGAGAACACGACAAGAAAAGGTCAAAATACTTCGCAGGATGATGCTGTCTCAGAATGGATGAATTTTTTAGACAAAAAAGGGGCTAATAAATGAATCTAAAACAGCGAATCGATAAAGATTTCCAACTTTTTTCTCAGAATGAATTTGAGCTTTCGAAAGATACTCATGTGGAAATCGTTAGACAGATATTTAATAAAATTTATTTTGTAAATTATTTAACTAGCCGAATTGAAGTTAGATCTAATTATGATTCTAACTATTTTAAAGTTACACGTTCTTGTCTTATTGAAGCATTTATTTTATTTTCTCAAAATTATTTAAGAGCTTCTTCACTAGTATTAAGAAGCAGTATAGAGAATTTTATTAAGCATTTACTACAGCTTCAATCTCAGAAAATAAATAATAGAGTGTATATTGAAAATAAAAATGAAATGGATAACTATTTGTCCAGTATTTCAGCACCTGTTAATTTAAAAACCTCTTTATTAAAAATAAATGAAAAACTATTAAGCTTATATAAAAATTTATCCGGTATTTCCCATTCACTTACAAATGAAAGTAAATCATTTTCGATTAATTTCACTACCGAGATTAAAGAGTTATCATTCGAAAATATAAATAAAGTACATAAAAATTTAGATGATTATTTAGACTTACTTATTCTAATTATTATAATCTTGAATAAATCTTCACTCAAACATTTACCTACATTTGAAATAAACTCGATGCTGAGATTAGTTATGGGAAATAAAAGAACTGCTCGCCTATTAAAAATTATTAAAAACGAAGAAGATTTATTATTTCATTTTTAGTATGTAGCATAAATATCTTCCCCCACTACTAAATAGTGGGCATAGTGTTGAAATAAGATTATGTCAATGAAAATGTCACAGATTTTTTATGGCATTTTTATGATTCTATTTGTTTTTTTAAACAGATTCTTCTATAATTTCATGTGTTAGGTGTAGACCAATTTGCTTGAGTGAGCGGAGTTTGGTCCACTTTTTCAAGTTTTGTATGATGGCTGTCATCAAAACTTGTCTTTTTACTTTTTGGACTCCACGGTAACGCGCATAGCGTAAACCGTGGAGTTCTTTACTATGTGCGAAGCTAAGTTCGACAGTGGCTGGACGTACAGAACGAAGGATTTTCCCCCGATACGACAAGCGTTGCCCTCGTAATTGATTATAAATTTCTTGGTGAATCGAAATTCGTAACAAACGGTCTTCGTTTTCCCTTTTTACAAAAGGGCAGAATTGACAACTTCCTTTTGGTGGTTTGAATTCGTGATAGCCCTGTCGATTCGTTGTTTTATAATAAAATGGTACACCACATGGACAGGCATAGAGATCCTCATTCACCTGTTTAAACTGATAACGGCGACAATTCGGGTGGTCCTTCGTTGCGAATCGTCGATAAGACATATAAACGAAGAATCTCCTTTCAAACAATCTTCGGGCAAGAGGGGCATTGTAGTAACCTGAGTCGAGCGCTATTTCCTTCGCGTATTGCCCAAATAATTGCTTTAATTGATCCACTTGTCCTACTAATTTACGATGCCCTGGTACATTCGCAGCTGTGACATCTGTCGCAATGATAAAGTTATGTAACGAATCCACAATACGGTGCTCAAAATACGCAAAGCGCCCACGTTCATCATGTTTAACAGACAAACGTGCTTCCGGATCCACAGGGCTACTATTTGTTCGCTTTTCTTCTACCTTTGGCTCTTTTGTCATAAGAAGTTTCTTCCCATGACGCGCACGGTGTTCATTAATAAGCGTTAAATCATCCTCTTTTTCTTCTATGATTTTCTCTTCAATCTGTACGTTACGCACCCGTTTATTGGCATTCGCTTTTAATTCCGTTTCATCTGCCACCCATGTTTCGTTCGCAATAAATCCTTCATCGTGAATGAAAAGAAGACAATGTTGAAAAAGTTCCTCCCAAAACGCCACACCCTGCAAACGTTGCGAAAGAAACTTAGAGATGGTTGAGTGATCTGGAATTTTTTCTGTAGGAGAAATGCCTAAAAACCAGCGATACGTTGCGTGTTGCTTCACTTGCTTACACGTAAAACGAACTGAACGAAAACCTTCTAAATACTGAATCAATAAGATTTTCACCAACATGATCGGATCTTTTGTTGGGCGACCAATGCTGTATGGATAAAAAACTTCCAATTGTTTCGATACAAAATTCCAGTCCATCACTTGATCCATCTTCACTAACTGATGCGAGGGGTCGTACATCATCTCGTAGAACTTTCGGTTCTCTTCAATCTCTTCTGGAGTATGTAACGTACATAAAAAATCCCCTCACTTCACTTATTTCATTAATGAGAGAATTTTATTGGAATGTTCACATTTTGTCTATAGACGATTTTGTTTTTCAACAGAATGCCCACTACTAAATAGTGGGGTTTTATTGTATACTAAAAGAGAATGTATGTTCTTTTTTGAAAAAGAGGTGTTATTTTGAAGTATTATAGTCACTTGGAAGATTACATCAAAGATTTCTACATACGACTCTGTATGACTACTCCTGCTCTTTTGGATTTTAGAGAAATTGCAGAAAAGTTAGGAATTAAAGTTTTTTATTGGCCAGATACCAGTCAGGCATTATTTGCAGAAAACAAACCCTTCATATTCTTAAATGAAACACTAAGCCAACAGCAACAATGGCAAGATTTTTGCCATGAGTTAGCTCATGTATTACTACATACTGGGGATCAATTCTATATGTCTCCCCTCTTCCGAGAATATCAGGAACATAAAGCTAACAATTTTATGTATCACGCCTGTATACCTACTTTTATGTTAGATGAATTACAACTGAATGATAGTACGCCACAAACGGTGATGAAACTTCAAGAATTGTTTAATGTTGAATATGAATTTGCTTTGAAGCGTCTTACACAATATTTAAACAATCATCGACTCGTTCCAGATTGGAACAGTGAGAAACGTTGAATTTACAAGTTTCTATGGGAAGATAAAAGTAACAAAGTTTTGATTTAGAGGTCCACCTTTACACTCCCTTTATATAATTGAATTTCACCGCAATTTACATATTCTCCTCCAAATCACTTACTATTTTAAATCTCTACTGATATTATACCCTTAAATAGGAAAAGTCGGCAGCATCAAATTACAATATTTAACATACTATAATGATTTTAAATGATATATTCGAAACAAATCACTATTGCTCTAGGAGAAAATAAGATGAAATGTTAATTTTCCGTGATTTTTATAGCAATTCAGTGATTGAAAAAATACCAATTGCGAGTGAAGATATTGCTGATGAGATTTTCTTTACATCTTCACTTGATCCCCCAGTGTTTGATCAAAAAACACTGCTACATTTAATACTTTAATAATAATTACGATGGCAGCAAGAACCGCTCAGGTAAGGACAATAGTCGCTCAGTTTGCTTATCGGCTTACGATCTCCAACCATTTTGCCCACCTTCATTTGTAGCATTCACAGACTTTTTTACTCAGCTCTCCATCTGTTATGCTGAGTGTTTAAATGTGAATTTTTATTATTTTTCATTTTGCATTTTTATTAAAATCCAATAAATTTACTTTAAATATCAATTACATACAAATTTATTATTTAGTTACAATAATAGGTATTGTTGATATATTAATTACATATATAGAAAGGAGATGTTATTATGAAAGGTCTCTCGATTACATCACTTATACTTAGTATTATTTTTTTCTTCATGGGATTTTATAGATTATTTTTCTATTCAAACCCTGAATCCAGGGTACTTAAATCACGCAATGCCTGGGTTGGTGGAGATGCTTATAATTACATAATTAACGGTACTCAAGCGACTGCATACTTTGTATTATTTGCTGCTTTTTTTATAGCATTTGTATTAATAAAAATCGCCTTACACTTGCAAGACACTATAGAGTCATCGCATAGAGAAGCGAGTAAAGAAATAGATGAATATGAAATTATTAACATTAAAGAATAA